AAGCATTTAATAATGTACATGTAAAAAGATATTTTTGGAATTACTATCATTCTAATTCTATTGGTCTTGAGCATACAGATATCACGGAACCTAATCATTGGAGTATCATTTATTATCTAAATGACAATCCAGATACAGGAACTAGAATTGTTAAACCAGATGGTACAGAAATTATTGCTCCTAATAATGCTGGAGATGCTGTGTTATTCCCATCTAACTGGGTACATAATGGTATTCCACCAAAAGGAAACACTCATAGATGTTGTTTAAACATATTGTTTAAGGCAGACTATTGTTTTGATGAGAAAATATAATAAATACCTTCAGGGAAATTGTAGGTAAATGTTATGGCAGAACCTGCCAGTAGAGCTGAATTTAAAGATTACTGTCTTAGAAAGTTAGGTTTTCCAGTGTTGGAGATCAATGTTGACGATGATCAGATAGAGGATGCAATAGACGATGCACTTCAGTATTATCGTATGAGACACTACGATGGCACTGAACTTGCTTATATGAAGCATCTATTTACTGCTGCTGATGAGACAAAATTTGAAACACAGAACACAACAACCACTCTAGCTAGTGGTACAAAATGGGAAGTTAGGGATAGATACCTTGAACTACCTGCGGATGTAGTTGGTGTGACTAAAGTATTTGGTCTTGCTAGTAATGCAATTAGAAATAATTTATTTGGTATTGAGTATCAGATCTTTTTGAATGATCTATATGCTGTAGGATCTCTAGACTTTCTTAACTATTATATGGTTAAGACTTGGATGGAGACTATGGATATGGTTCTGAACAACGGAGCTTTTGTTCAGTTTAGATTTAATATGAGACAGGACAGACTTTATATTGATGTTGGTAAGGACATGTTAGATGAAGATGTACATGTCATTGTTGAATGTCATAGAGCATTAGATCCTGATACATTTACTCAAGTCTATAGTGACATCTTCTTAAAGAAATATGCTACTGCCCTTATCAAAAGACAGTGGGGTCAGAACCTAATTAAGTTTAATGGCATCCAACTTCCTGGTGGAGTTGCCATTAATGGTAGAGAAATTTTTGAAGATGCTCAAAGAGAAATTGCAGAGATAGAAGAGAAGTCATTCTCTACATACGAATTACCACCATTTGACATGATCGGATGAAAAAAGTATACTTTCCTCAACACGGTGGTGTTGCCACCGAACAGAATCTTGTACAAGACTTGGTTGACGAACAAATCAAGTTGTTTGGATCTGATGTGTTTTATATTCCTAGAGTGCATCTGAAAGATAAGACGTTAGGGGAAGTTATACAGTCTGAATTTAATCAAAGTTATATGATAGAGATGTTCCTTGTGAACGTAGAAGGTTTTGGTGCAGGTGCAGAGTTTGTAAGTAAGTTTGGTTTGAGAATAACTGATGAGATAACTTTTGTTGTATCAAGAAGAAGATGGGAACAGTCTGCTAATCCTGCATTAAACCTTGCTGTAGATGGCAGACCTAATGAAGGAGATCTAATCTACTTTCCAATGACAGAGGATCTCTATGAAGTTAAGTATGTTGAAAGAGAAAATCCTTTCTTCCAATTAGGTAAACAGTATTTTTATCAACTCACTGCTGAGATATATGAGCAAGGTGCTGATAAGTTTGATACAGGTATTGATGAGATTGATGATGTAGAAAGACAGTTTAGTAATATTACAACACTAAATCTCTCTCTTACTACTAGACAAACAGCGACTGGAACTCTTGAAGTAGATTCTAGTGGTGCTATATCACAAGCAACTGTAACGCTTGCTGGTACAGGATATAACACTCCACCAAATGTTACTATTGGTAATGCAGGTAATGGATCTGGAGGGATTATTACAACGTCTATATTAGATGGTGGTGTTGTTACCCTTACTATTGTTAATGGTGGTAGCGGATATGACTCAACAAATGTAAATCCTCCAACAATAACTATTGACGCACCACCAGAAGCAATTCAATTCCTCAATGATGAACATGTAGTTATAGGTGGATTTACTGCACAAGGTGCAGGAAGAACGTGGACTTCATCTAATAAAGTTATTACAGTAACTGGTAGTGGTGGTTTTGATCCTGTGTTTGCTACTACTACACAGAAAAAATATTTCTATTGGAAGTTTGAAGATAAACGTATTTGTTATGTTTATCAATATAATGGAACGACTGCTACTACTACACCTGGTTACTTCTATTATGATTCTGCTAATGTAAGATACATCATCAATGCATGGGAAGAGACTACTACAAGTGGTGGACAAGCAATTCTATATGATCTAATGAGTGCTACCATTGCTGAAGTTGCTGACTGGAATGGCGTGACATATACACTTGAAGTTATGAACCGCACAGGTAACTTTATTGATGGAGATATGATTAGAGGGGTTGAATCTAACGCCATATATACATTAGGGACATTCTCTACAATTGATAATCAAAGCACTGAATATGATCAAAACCAAGCAATTGAGCAAGGTGCAGATGAATTAATTGATTGGGGAGAAACAAACCCATTTGGTGAATTTGGTAATTATACAGGTAGCTTCTGATGTTAGGAACACAATTTTATAATCAAGCAGTTAGAAAAACTGTTGTATCCTTTGGTACTCTTTTCAATAATATTGAACTCAAAAAAACAGTTGATGGTCAAGTTATTGAGACAGAGAAAGTTCCTCTTGCCTACGGTCCTAAACAAAAATTCTTGTATAGACTGCAAGGTAATCCTACTGATGGTAGAAAAGTAGCAATTACATTACCACGAATTTATTTTGAAATGACTGGTATTGATTACGATGCTTCAAGAAAAACACCTGCCACACAAAAGTATAAAACTGTTATTAATGATAACGGTAATGAAGTAAGAACTCAGTATGTACCTGTACCATATAACATTTCATTTGAAGTTGGTATTCTTTGTAAGTCTCAAGATGATGGGTTACAAATACTAGAACAGATACTTCCTTTCTTTCAACCATCATTTAGTATTACAATCAATTTAATTGACTCTATTGGTGAAAAAAGAGATGTTCCCATAACACTTACTAACGTCACTTTTCAAGACGATTATGAGGGAGATTTTTCAACTAGAAGAGCGTTGATATACACGTTCCAATTTGTTGCAAAGACATACTTATACGGACCAATCGCAGAGAATCCAGAGGGTCTTATTAAGAAAGTTATTGTCGATCAGTATGCAAGTGTTGATACTGTAAATGCAAAGAGAGAAATGAGATATACAGTAGAACCAACTGCAACTAAAGATTACAATAGTGATGGTGCTATAGATAGTAATGATAATGCACTTATCGTTCCAGGCGATGACTTCGGATTCAGCGAAACATCTGAGTTCTTTGGTGATGCTAGGGATCGTAGTCCGACAACAAGAACTGACATCTAATGGAAAACTATGAATCTATTGATAAAGCATTGAATATCAGTGAAACTGATATAGTGCCTACTAAGAAAGTGAGTCCTCCTAAAGAAGTCTCAAAGATAAATGAGATTGAAAAGGATTATGAGTATACTCGTGCTAATTTATATTCAATCATAGAAAAAGGTCAAGAAGCGATCAATGGAATTATGGAAGTTGCAGGGGAGAGTGCAAGTCCTAGAGCATATGAAGTGGCAGGTCAACTTATTAAATCTGTAGCAGATACGACTGATAAGTTGATGGATTTGCAGAAAAAAATTAAAGATGTAAATGAGGATAGTCCGAAAACTAATAACGTAACTAATAACGCTTTATTCGTGGGTTCTACATCTGAACTCTCAAAGATGCTAAAGAAAGGGTTTCTAAATAATAAAGAGGAAAAATAATCGCTACAATGAAGAAGTGTAAGGAAGGACACTATTACTGTTACCAAGATAGCAAGTGTAAACCAATCCCTAAAGGATACCGTAGGGGAGTTGGTGGATATCTTCGTAGAGAGCGTGAAGATGAAAAGGAGGATTCTAAAAAGAATGGTAATGGTAATGGCAAATCTAACGGAAGTTCTAACGGAAATGGGAACGGTGGGAATGGTGGTGGAAATGGTAACGGTGGCTCTGGTGGTAATGGTGGTGGTAATGGCTCAGGGGGAGTAGGAGAAAGCGTAGAGATACAAAATTCCGATGGACAAACAACTGCAGTTGTAGTTGATATAATTGGTCCTGCAAATATGAAACCAAAATTAAATGACGAGGGAGTATGGAAAGGAACTAATATTACCGAAGTATCTTTAAATCCATCTCAGTTCTTAGGTGCTCTACAAAAAGCACAAAAAATATCTAGAACCAGTAAGATGAATCAGGCAATGGTTGATGCAGGTAAAGATAATGGTAATCCTAATTTAACTAAAACTGATTCAAAAGTAACTGAGGTAGGAGATCAAACACCTATAGATTCAGTAGAGATGGCGAAGAAACCTGCAGACACTGGAGTAAAAACTAAAAAACAATTAGACACTATACGTAAATTATATCCAGGTGCGATTAAATCATCGTATGAATCAGAGGGTAAGTTAGTTGAAAGAAAGATGACTGAGAAGGAAAA